AGATAGAAAAAGACCGCAAGACAGAAAGGATTTACATTTACTAGAAATATCAGCATTTGATTTGCATTTGGGTAAAATAGGTATAAAGAATGATAAATATAGCATTAAAATAGCTTATAAGCGTCTTTTAAGCGCCATAGAGCACCTTTTATATCGTTCGCAGGGTTATTATATAGATAAGATACTTTTTATTGTAGGGCAAGACTTATTAAACTCAGATGGAGATTGGCCTATACCAGCGACAACAAAAGGGACTCCGCAGTTTAACAGTAATTATCATATAGATATGTATCGTTCTGCTAGAAAATTAATGATAAAAGCTATAGATAGATTATCAGAAATAGCAGACGTACACGTTATGGTTATACCAGGTAATCACGACAGAGAATCTGTTATGCATTTAGGTGATACATTAGAATTGTATTATGAAAACAATGAAAATGTGAAAGTAGATAATAGTGATTGTTTGATGAAGGCATTACCTTATGGTAACAATTTAATAATATCTGATCATGGTGATGGTCCTAAAACAAATGATTTGCCAGGTATTATATCACAAAGATTTAAAAATTTATGGAGTAATGTAGACTATGTTGAAGTACATAGGGGTCATTATCATACTAATAAAGCCACCAAGTTACAGGCCATAGAAGAACTTAACGGTATAACTGTTAGAAATTTATCCTCTATGTCTGCAACTGATTATTGGCATGATAGCAAAGGCTTTATAGGTAACATCAAAAAAGCACAAGCTTTTATATATAGTAGAAGAAATGGTTTGCAAGGTATATTAAACTACAACGTTACCGTTTAAGCTTTTCTATATACCTATCAATACGTTTAATACATTTGTATAAATAACGTTTGTATTTTTCCCAATATCTAATTTTATCTTGTGTTCTCATATTAATTGTACCAAACTTTATAAACTTGTACACCGTTAGATGTGGTACAAGCGAGTTCTTTTCGTTTTATTGTCTTTTCCTGTGTTTGGTTTTGATTTCCGTACTTTGGATTCTTGCTGTTCAGCTTTCTTTTTTTTGTCATACTCTTCTATGTTTTTTAATAATTGATCGTTTTGTTTTCCCATGTTAAAATATATATCTAATTGTATTCCAAGGAATAATTTTATTATGTAAATTTACAAAATCTTTTATATATTCCTTTTTAAGTTTGTAATTATATCTAATATTTTTACCACCATACTGTGATATTTTAGATTCTTGCACGTTAGGTGTCCATAAATCTTTTTCTGCTATAGGGTTATTTTTATTATTAACCAAATGCCTAGACTCGTTGTGTGTTAAAAATATAACTTCCGACAGAACGTTTGCATGTATGGCCGAATCAACGTAGTCATTAAGCATTTGGAATAATCTATAATAATTATTAAGCCAACCATCATAAACTATTACAGGACTAAAATTTACATGAACATCGTATCCTGCTTTTACATATACATTAATAGCTTTAATACGATCTATAATTTTAGATGTATTAGGCTCGTGTATATCTGCTTTAGATTGTGGCATTAAGCTAAATCTAATTCTAATTTTACCATTAGGGTTAAAAAATATAAAATCAGGATTTACATATTTAGTAGCAAAACTACCCATAGCAACAGGATGATTCTTAAAAAATGTAAATATTTTTTCCCATTCGTGATATTTAGCGTGTAGTGAAAAATCTTCATTACAGCTTATGTCATATGTTATATACTCTTTATGTGTTTGATTTGGCTTATCTACTTCGGCAAACATAACATGACTATTTATTTCAGTAAGTATATCTTCTGTATTGGTGGCTATATCTAAGCCATGTGGTCTGTGTCGTTTCATATAACAATAAGAACAGTTATACAAACACCCATAACCAAAACTAGGAGATATAAAGTCTGTAGATCTACCAGATGGTCTAATCTTAAATGTCTTTCTCTTTATTTTCTTTACTTTCATTTTGTAACTTTTCTAGTTCAAATTCTAAATGCGCTATTGCTTTTTTTATACAATCAACAGGAGTGCTATGCTTACGATCTGCACGCAAAAGATAAGTAACAGCAGTCCCGCAGTTGTATGAAAGATTAAAATCTTCTACTACTTTTCTGGCTTCATATTTATAATGTTTGCCTACGTAATAAGAAGGTATTCTGCTGTCTGTTGTAGTGTCTGCTACATATCCATTTCTACCTATTTCATAATAATATTTGTTATGTTCTGTCATTAGTCTAGTTTAGTTTTAAAGTGATCAATAATTTTATTCATTTGTCTTTTATAGAACAAATCAAATTCTATATATTCCATTTCACCAGTATCTCCATTAAGAGTCTTAGGTTGTGTTTTTTCCCATAATTTATATAGTACAGCTCTCATTCTTTGGCTTGGTGTTTTTTCACTAAACTCGGTATTAGTTGTAGCTTTTTCTACTGCATCTATTTGTTCTTGATTAATAGAATTAGTTGATATTAATACATAACCAGGTTTTTTTATTAAGTTAAAAACATTAACCATAGTTTCGTTTGCTAGTTCAGGAGTGCCTATAAATAAACGTAAACTCCCATCTGCTAAGGTACTAACTTTATCAATACCTCCTTCAAATACTACTGAATTTTTCATTTTTTATTCTTGTTTAATTTATTGTGTATGTTTTCTGCTATTGTATCGTAAACTATAAGATATGTAGGATCAGATTTGATAATGTTATTATCTTTATACTCTCCTTTAGTTCCATATATACTATTTTCAATAGTAAAATTATCTGTTATACTTTTTATAATTTTAATAGTTTTACTTGTAAGATTTTTAGATTTCTTACCATATCTTAATCCAGATATAACATAAG